TCTGTTAGCTTCGTATGATATTCCTTGGCCTAACACAGAGACTTACCTAGTCTTAGTATGCAGAGACATAAAGCCAAAGGATACATATGGAGTTAATGAATTTATTTATGACAAGAAGATATGCCGTTGGACTATAGTTGTTAAGAAACCCGATGAGACAAAGAAGTGATAGACCCAATCTCTATAGGCATAGCGTTTGCTACAGCCCAAACAGTGGTTGCGAATATCAAGAAGGCTGTTGCACTTGGTAAGGATGTAAAGAGTTTATACAAAGAGTTCTCTACTTTCTATGAAAGTGCTGATAAAATACACACAGCCAATAATAAGGCTAGAGTACACAACATAGGTAAGACAGACGAGCAGATAAACAAGGAAGCATTGGATCTAGCTTGGCAATCTAAGCAGCTTTGGGAAGCAGAGAAAGAGCTTAAGAGTATGCTCTTTATGACAGGTAACAAGAGTGTGTGGGAAGAGATGATGGCACACAGGGTTAGGATGCATAAAGAACGTGCTGATATGGAGAAAGCCCTAGCTGATAAGAAGCAAAAAGATAGGGAAGCTCTAGGTGATTTGATAATGAATATATTTTTATTCATTGGTGGTATTGCAGCGATAATACCAATAGGTGCTTTGATATGGCACATGGTTTTTACTAGAGGTGTTTGATATGTTTGAAATATTAAGCGGTGGTGTATTAGGTAGTTTGCTTGGTGGTATCTTTAGGCTTGCCCCAGAGGTGCTCAAGTGGCTAGATAAGAAAGACGAGCGTATCCACGAGCGTCTAATGTTTGAGCAGCAATGCTCCCTAGAGACTCTGCGTGGTCAGCAGAAGCTGGCAGAGATTGGTGCAGTGCGTGAGGCAACAGTGGATGCTGGTGTCATGAATGCCTTCAATAGCGCCATTGAACAGCAGACAGAGATGGTTAAAGCAGCAGGTGGCTGGGTAGCTAGCCTATCTGCTTCTGTTCGTCCTATGGTTACCTACTGGATATTGGCCCTGTGGAGCTTTGTACATATCTGGTTTGCATGGAATTCATGGAACATGGGTGCTCCCCCTGACGTTGTATTCAAGCTCATGATGAGTGGTGACTTTGCTGCGCTGGTTAGTGGAACATTGAACTACTGGTTCCTTGATCGTACCTTATCCAAGCGTGGTCTATGAACCTAACTATTGCTGCCAATTTGTGTAAGCAATTCGAGGGGTTTTCCAGTAAGACATACCTCTGTCCTGCTGGTGTCCCAACGATAGGCTATGGCAGTACCTATTATGCTGGTGGTAGGAAGGTGGTCTTAACTGACCCTCCTATCTCAGAACCAGAGGCTTACGCCTTGTTGATGAAAGAGTTGGAACACACGTACCTTCCGGGGGTCTTGCGCTTTTGTCCTATCTTGTTAACAGATGAACGCAAATGTAACGCCATCGTAGACTTCTGCTACAACTTAGGGATAGGTCGGTTACAAACCAGCACCCTTAAGCGTAAAATAAATGAACAGGATTGGGAAGCAGCTCAAGAACAATTGATGTTATGGACAAAGGGCGGTGGCAGAGTGTTGCCGGGGCTGGTAAAGCGCCGTACCGCTGAATGCAAACTATTGGACTGACAATGATACCTAAGTCAGTAAATGTTTTAGGTAGGGAATATCAAATAGAAGTAGAACAGCACCTGCCCAACATGTTTGGCTACTGTGACTATGAAAATCTGTTGATTAAAATAAAGGCAGACCAGCAACCTGCTATGGAATTGGATACAGTGTTACATGAAATCCTTCATGCCATAGACTACTCTATGAACACTGAGTTGGAGGAGAGGCAAATATACTGTATGACTGTTGGCATTTTGTCAGTATTGAAGTATAACCAGCCACTTTTAGAATATTTGTATAAGGCAACCAAGAAATGAAAGAAAATTTCACAGCACAGCAAAGAGAAATTGTAGCTCGTAAGATGGGCTATGAAGGCCCAATGAATCTGTTTGATGACTATCTGGCATCAACTCCTTCTGATGCTAACAAATATTCCAACATCACAGCTAAGATTGCTGAGCGCATGGCTAAAGGTGGTATGGTAAAGAAGCGCCGCTATGCTGTCGGCGGTGTTGTTGACGAGAGCGTTGCAGGTGATGCAGGAGGAGCTTCGACTGTGACTGGTGCAAAAGGTAATGATACTGTAGCAGGTGGAGCAAATCCAGACCAAGCATACGTTGACATGTATCAGAAAACGCTGGGTAAAGCACCTGATGCAGAAGGCTTAGCTTATTGGAAGTCGCAGTTTGGTGATACGATTGATACCAATGAATTGAATACATTCGCTGGCACAGCAAAAGATTTACTTAATAAAAATGTTGCTGATACTTATGGTGTAGCATCAGACAAAATGCGTGAGGTCTTAGGAAATAGTAATACAGCCTATACTGATCAACAAATTAAAGACGCTATTGCTGCTTCAAGAGCACAGGGCTTTACTGACGCACAGAGTGCTGAGGGTGCAGCCTCTAAATTTGGCGTGGATAAAGCTAGATTCGATGCAATCGCGGCCTCTATGGGCGCTACACCCACCCCTGTTACCACAGATGCAGCAGGTAAACCATTAGCTGATGTTGCCTCTTCTGTAACTGCTTCTCAGATTACTGGCACTGAAAAACAGAATCTCAGTACAACAGACTATGGTGCTGATAAAACTGCTAGTACTATTGGTACTACTGATCTAGCAACGGCAACAGCAGCCGCTGCTCCTACGGCTACCTCTGCTGCTAGTTACACAGCAGACACAGCTTCTGCGGATTTGAAGACTAAGATGGATTTAGTAAACAAAGTTACTGGTGCTCTTGGTGATAAATCTAAAATAACAGCGCAAAGCACAAAACCAGAAGATACTGTACTTAAAGATATTACAGCGGCAGAGGACACCACAAAGCAACAAGTTACTGGTGCTCCCACAAGAACACTAGGAGAAGCTGAGAAGGTTTCTGGTTCTGCTGTTGATAAAGCAGCGGTTGAAGCTTCCCTAGCTAAAACTACAGCAGCACAAGGTGAAGTAACAGCAGAGATGACTGTTCAAGGTCAGCTTAATAAGCTGATGAAAGACTTTGATTCTGGTAGTCCTCCTCCGTGGGCTGCTGCCAATCTACGCAACGTAACTGCCGTATTGGCAGCAAGGGGCTTGGGTGCTTCTAGTTTGGCTGGTCAAGCCCTGATTCAAGCCACGCTTGAGTCTGCCCTTCCTATTGCCTCTGCTGATGCACAGGCATATCAGTCAGTGGCTGCACAGAATTTGTCCAATAAACAACAGACTGCTGTTCTTGTTGCACAACAACGTGCTGCTTTCTTAGGACAAGAGTTTGATCAGAACTTCCAGACCCGTGTAATCAACGCTGCTAAAGTTTCTGATGTTGCTAATATGCAGTTTTCAGCAGATCAGCAAATTGCTCTAGAGAATGCTCGTCTTGCTCAAACAATGGACTTGGCTAACCTATCTAATAAGCAAGCTGTTGTCATGGCTAAAGCTGCACAGATGGCTAATTTAGAGACAACAAATTTAAACTTTAAACAACAAGCTGCTGTCGAAAACGCTAAATCCTTTTTAGCTATGGACATGGCTAACTTGTCTAATGAGCAACAGCTTCTTATGTTTAAGACGCAAGCTACGGTGCAAACGCTTCTTTCAGATCAAGCAGCATCAAACGCATCTTTGCAGTTTAATGCTGCTAATAAACAACAGTCTGATCAGTTTGATGCAAATCTAGCTAGCCAAGTGTCTCAGTTCAACGCTGCACAGAGCAACGCTATATCGCAGTTCAATACTGACCAGACTAACGCTGTTTCTAAATTCAATGCTGAAGTACAGAATCAGAGAGATCAATTTAACGCTACACAGCGTCTAGTTATTGATCAGTCTAATGCTCAATGGCAGAGAGAGATATCCACTGCCAATACCGCTGCTACTAATGCTGCTAATTCTCTTAATGCTCAGCTTACTCAGCAAATGTCTATAGCAGAATATAACAATGAGACACAGATGTACAGAGACGCAGTGACACACGCTTGGACTTCCTCTGAGAATGATGCACAGAGGGCCACAACATTGGCTGCTGCTGAGATTGATGCTGCTGCTAGAATGGCAGCAGGTCAGTTTACAGCAGATGCTGCTACATCATCCTCTGTTGGGTCTTTCTTTACTAAGCTTTTGCTGGGATAAAATATGAAGAACTTTAAAAACTTTTATACTAAGGTGGACAAGATTGCTAAAGAAAAAGCAACCAAGTCTACTAAGGAAACATCTAAGGGTCTGCTTAACAGATCCACAGAGTCTGCTAAGAAACCAGAGGTTGGCTCAGAAGATGTGTTTAATAAAGTAGCTACATACATTGCAGCCATTAGAAAACAAAAAGAGGAGTTGATGAATGCCAAGCCTTGATCCTAGTCTTTTGACTGCGCCTATTCCCGGACAATCTTTAACGGTTGAGCCCGGTAGTGTTCCTTGGGAACAGCCTCCTTCATATGTCACTATTGATGAAGTTGCTCACATGTATGTGGACAAGTTTAACAATCCAGAAGCAGTTGATCAA